GTATGGATGATGAACATACATTGGCTATTGATATGCGTGGTAATGTAATGACCTGCCAAAACGTAAGTGCTTTGGAAACTTCAAAGAATGGAGAATCACATTTTGGTGGTACATTAGAAGAATACGACAAAGTTGAGTTGAAATCTTCAACCCATTGGTCTAACCGTAAAGAATGTTCTGGTTGTCCTGTGTTACATATTTGTAACGGTGCCTCTATGTTCTTAGACAAAAAGTTTTGGGATATATCTTGTGCAAATGCTTATTCTGATAATGTACCTTTATTTGCTGTGGCTATTGCCAACATAACCAATGGATACATACCTACCTTGATAAAAGCTGAAGGATTACCATTGGAACGACAAGATATATTTGGCACAATCTTTGAACACAAAGAAGATAAACAGAAAAAAGTGATTCCTATCAAGGTTGTAAGTGAAAAGGTAGGTGAAATTGAAGGTGTTGAGGTGTATGGTAAGGCTAGAATTGTTGAAATCCAATGATAATTTGTTGAATAAATAGTTGAAAGAAACAAAAAAGGTTAAAAATGACATTACCAGCTTCAGGACAAATAGGAATATCAGATATTAACGTAGAGATAGGCCAATCTGAATCTTATTCCTCAGACTTAAACTTTTTGAATAATTTGATTAAACCCGCTCAAAGGCCAGGAACGCCAAATATGACGGGGTTTTATTCAAAAACATATTATCAAAGTACCACCGAGGGTAATTGTGATGCTGGAAATTGCAATTGTTCGTCAAACTGTGGTAATATCAACTGTAATCAATGTTCCTATGGTGGCACAATAAACTGTGCAAACTGTGATACTCAGGCTTGGTTACAAAGCGGAACAAACTGTGCCTGCACCTACAATTGCACCTGGAATTCAACCAGTTATGCCTGTAATTGTACCTGTGCTTGTAGTAAAATCATCTGCACGAAGTTATTTCAAATGGGAATGATGCCCTATGGTATCTTTATTGCTGACCAACAGTATGGTGAGTGGTTGAAGAAAAATGACCGTGTGGTTTATAGAGGTTATATTCGTTGGGCTAAAACTGTCACGGCATGGATGGATGAAAAAGGTCCAGATTTCATGCTGTGGGTTTCTAAAGAAGAACGCAAACAAAAACAAAAAGAAGCAACGACTAAATGGGCACATAAAATTGTTACTCCTTGGTCTCGCCACATGGCATACTTGATGGGTGCAGTTAAGACTGATGATGAAGTTGGTCGCTTGTTGATGAAAATTGGTCGGCCAATTTGTAGACTTGTATTTTTGTTACCTAAAGATTATCAATTAGGCCTCTTTGGTTCATATATGATGTGGACTTTGTGCTTAGGTAGTTATGCAGCATCGAGCATATTTGTAGAAACAAAAACGAAATTAAAATCATTAAAAAATAGTATAGCAAATAAATTTAAATTATTTTATCAAGGTCAATAATCATGGCAGATTTTGTTGCAGCAAATACAGAAATTACATCTCCAAAAGATTTTATTATTGAAGATGTTAATGCTTACACAGAGCATATGGATTATTATTTTGACGTTCAAATGAATGAAACGGCAAAAAATTTTAATACTGAAGAAAAAGATGAAATGTTTCATATGTTTCATGAACACTCCGACATTATTAAAAAACTAATTCATGCAAAGATACCCATTGTTGAACACGTTCTTGGTAATCCTTGGCCGCCAACAGAAATCTTGGAAGATCCAAGATTTGAACATCTTAAAATCAGAGAGTATGATTGCTGGTTGATTCGTGAATATGAAGAATGGAAAAAATCTAAAGGATTTTAATTTAAAAATTAAACATTATGAATATAGTGAGAAACGATTGGTGGATTACACCAGTTTGGGAAATTGAAACTGAATTTGACACACAGTTCAACAACAAATTACTAAGAGAATCAAACTCAAGCGACCACGTTAATATTTGGAATAACGACACGCCAGCTATTAACGAATTAAAACAATATACAATTGATATTGTAACAAAACTAGCAACACCCTACATCGCTCCCAATTTTAAAGATTTTACTTTTTGGCACACCAACGGGTGGATTAATTATTATTATTCTGGTGATTCTATGCCAATTCATGGCCATGGCGGTCCTAAAATAGCACTAACATATTACATCAAAGTACCAGAAAATTCTGGTGATTTACTTTTAATTGATCCACGGGGCGGCTGTGATTGGGACAATGGTACTGACGGCCTCAACGGCACAAAGTTTAAAAGAATAAAACCAAAAGAAAGTAAGATAGTATTTTTTCCTGGTTTTGTTTTACACACAGTAGAAACGAATCGGTCTAACGACATACGAGTTTCTTTGTCGACTAATATGGGAACATTTGATAGTGATAATGTTACAAAAAAACTGTATGATTCACTAAAAAATGAATAGTGTATTTTGTAAATTGAAACATAATTATGTGGTTGATGATTATGTAGTTAAAGATAGGCAAATTTCTTTTGGTGAAACAGTAGATGGTAATTTTTTTGGTATAGAATATTTGAATATAGATACTAAAAAACAAATTATGAATGACATTATACCAAATGAATATCATAAATTCTTTTTTATGACATTGATGCGGATTAACAGAGAAATACCACCACATACAGATAGTGGTATAAAATCATCTATCAACCTTTACATTCAAACTGAGAATTGTACCACAAAATTCTTTAGGTTTAAAACCAACAATCCAAAAACAAAACAAGTTGAAAATCAATCTGATGGATTCATATATGATTTGCAAGATTTGGAAGAGGTAGGGTCTTTTATATCTCGACCAAATGAGGCGTGGGTGTTGGATGTTACTCAACCACATTCTGTAATACCACAAACAAACATTAAAGAACGATTGGCTGTTGCCATTTCATCTGAATTACAGTATGATGTGGTGTGTGACATTTTAAAAGATAAAGGACACCTGTAGTGTTTTACGAGAAATTAGACTTTATTCAATTTGATTTGGAAAAACTAAGAGAAGATGTTAAGAAACATGTATTCACTCTTGGCAAACAAATTTTACAAGGTGAGGAGTTTGAAACACCACAGTACCATGGCTTTGGTGGCTGGAGTTTATTAAGTAGAACTGGTGAATGGCAAGATGGTTTTGAATTCTTTCAGACTGGTGAGAACGAAGAATTTCAAGATGATTTCTTTCCAAAAGGCCAAAACAATTTTAAAATATTAAAATATTTAAATGTTGCTCATTCTATGGAGTATAAAAATCCAACACAAGCATATGTTGGTGAAATTAAAAATGTGATTGACCAAATTGAATCACATGGTTTTTATCCTAGGCGTGCCAGAGTTACTTGTTTACAGGCAGGATGTAAATCATTAGTGCATAGTGATGGACCACAAACAGAATACATTGCTCGTATTCATATACCACTATTTACTAACGACAAGTGTTTGTTTATATGTGATGGCACAGACTTATATATGGAACCAGGTTCAGTTTACATGGTGTGGGTCAATACTTGGCATCAAATTAGAAATGATTCAAATGAAGATAGGTATCATGTCATTATGGATGCCTACGATACGACACACATGACAAAACATTTTAAATATGAAGGTGATATAAAATTGTTAGAGCAATATGCCGAACAATATAGAAAAAATTTGGATGAAACGATTGTTACTGAAGAAGATGTTATAAAATTTGAAAAAATAAAAGAAAAGTATATTACGAAATGACCTTTAATTACTGCCCACCAAAACAATTACAAGACCTACAATCAGAAACATTTCCTGATGGTAAACGATTCTATAAACTGCCTGATGGTACAAAGTTGCCATCGGTCACCACCGTAATCGGTGCCACTAAACGAGAAGCCATTCAAGCATGGCGTAAAAGAGTTGGTGAAGAAACTGCCAACAAAATCTCTCGTAAAGCTTCAGGTCGTGGTACAGCGGTACATAAATTATGTGAAGATTATTTAAATAATGAAGAAGTTAAAATGGGTATGCCTGATGCCTATGAAATGTTTCTTTCAATTAAACCCCACCTAAAACGAATTAACAATATTCATTACCAAGAACAAACACTATGGTCAACCAAGTTAAATATGGCCGGCCGTGTAGATTGTATTGCTGAATTTGATAATGCACTTTCGGTAATTGATTTTAAAACATCTGCCAAAGTAAAGAGCCATGAGGACATACAAGATTACTTTTGGCAAACAACCGCCTATGCCTTGATGTATGAGGAGTTGATAGGCGAACCTATCCATAATCTGGTAATCGTCATGGCAGTTCAGGATAACAGTCCAATTGTATTCAAACAAAGAACGGAAGACCATATACAAGGCCTCGTAAATGCCATTTCATATTATGAGAAAAGTGGTAAATATTAGGCCTGCTGGTTGCCTATATAAGTATAAACACTTATAATAGGACAATTATGAACAAGTATTGGAACAAACTCTGCACACCAGAACAAAATAAACGCCAAGTTGGTGCATTGATAGTTTTGGCTGGTGGTTTATCATTTCTTTTTGTTATGTGGTTAATAGAAAGGATAGTATAATGCCAAGCAAAGAATGTGTAAAAGAAGTTAAAATGAGAAGTTTTGCATTTTATACTGGTGCATGTGCAATTGCATTAGTAATTTTTGTAACTCTTGTTACAATAAGTCAGTATTCGTAGAAGTTGTTTGAAAGTTGTTGTGGACGTGGGTGCGATTCCCACCACCTCCACCAAAAGTATATTGACGGTCCGAGTTATCGGAAGCAAACACGAAAGTGGCAATATACTTCTGATGGGGGTGCCTAGATTCGACATGGCAATAATTAGAACAATGGAGAATCGTCAAAGCTAAAGACGTTAGGGTTGAGGATACTCGGCCGAAGAAGCAAATTAAATTAAACGCTAACGATAATAAGTTTGCACTTGCTGCCTAAACGGTAAGCGGAGTTTCACCAGGTGAACTTAGCAACAGAATCACCTGGCCTATATAATGTATCAGCACACACATATTGCTGATAATACACACAACACACAAAAGGAGAAGTAAATGAGTATGACACCATACGAGATACGGCTAGAACTCTTAAAAATGGCCAAAGATATGCTAACTGATGAATACTATGGTAAGAGAGAGATTATATCAAACCAGTGGTCAACCAAGGTCGAAGAATCCAAAATTAACGGAACACCTTCACCAGAACATCCAGGTTTTCCACCATTCCCCACCGAAGAAGAAATTGTAAAGAAAGCGGAAGCTCTCAATCAATTTGTTTCTCAGACCCCTCCACAAACTGAAGTAAAAACAAAAAAATCAACATCATAATTGGAGATGGCGGCTTCGGTCGCCTTTAACAAGGAGAAAAGATGAAGTTCAAACTTCCAAAAATTAATTTAGTCACGGCAGTATTAACAGCAGTTGCTGTTTTGTTTACAATGCCAACACTATCAAAAGAATTCGTAACAGCAGCCACACAAAAACAGGTGACTGTTAACTATAACAAGCAAGTAGAATGCTTGGCAAAAAATATCTACTATGAAGCTGCAAGTGAACCATACGAAGGCAAATTGGCCGTAGCACAAGTAACATTAAATCGTGTAAATAGTGGCATTTTCCCAAGTGATATATGTTCTGTTGTCTACCAAAAAACAACTGACCAAAATCTAAGAACGGTATGCCAATTCTCATGGACTTGTATGGTCAAAGAAATGGTACATGCACATGACCGGTATAGATGGGAAGAATCCTTATTAATTGCGAAAAGAGCATTGACAGTTCCAGTTTTACATGATAAGATAGCAGAAACTAATGCCTTGTATTACCATGCCACTTATGTAAACCCTGGTTGGAATCGGCACAAAGTTATAACTAAAATAGGAAACCATATTTTTTATAGTAGAATTTAATATGCCAAGTCGTGATGAAATAAAAAACTTTAGTATGATGATTGAACGAATGGCGACAGATATGAAAGTTGGATTAATGGATGCCATCTGTCACCATTGTAAAGAAACTGGTTTAGAAATAGAAGTGGCTGCCACTCTTATTTCATCTGCACTAAAAGCAAAGATAAGAGAAGAAGCACAAGATTTAAATTTATTGAAGAAAAGTTCCAAACTACCTATATGATTGAAAATTCGGGTTTTGCAGCATTCGCTATGTGGAATGCTTTGAAGTTGCATTTTACATCCGAATCCTATGATTATTTCAAATACAACGGAAAAACCAACATTTCCAAACAAACATTTGCCAACCGAAAAGACAAATATTCATTTTACAGATTAAGTCGTAAATATGGATTGACAGAGTTGCGAGATTTCTATCTTGCCAACTTTTTGGTAGATAATCCACATTGGGTTGGTGATATGCCAGGACCTGATGGTGAAGAAAATTACCGAAAGTGGCAGAAACGGCAACAAAGCTTGACATATATCTTTGAAAATGATATAATTAAACTGTTGGATCAAGTTGATAGTCCAAATGATTTATTGCTTGTAAAGAATAATGAATTTCCAAAACTAATAATGTATGCTACGCAAGGTGATATTGCGATAGAAACATTGATTATATTGGATGACTTGATGAATTTCTTCCCAATGTGGCAGAAAGAAATATATGATGATATTGTTTGGCCAAATTTTAAATTGAAATGTGAAAAATATAAACCTTTCGTTTCATATGATAAAAATAAATTCAAACAAATTTTGAAAGAAAGAATTAAAGAACATGCATAAAGTAAAAATCACAAAGATATACCTCGATATGGATGGTGTGATTGCTGATTTTGATAAACGATACAAAGAATTATTTAAGATGGCACCTAAAGAGGCCGAGTCCAATAAACTATTTGATAAGTTTTTTACACAATTTATTTCTGACAGGCAATTTGCAAAGTTAGATATGACACAAGATGGTTTGATGTTAATTAACTATCTTAGGTCATTACACATACCTACCGAGATATTATCTTCTACATCATCTGAGAAAAGAGATCCGGAGATTAGAAAACAAAAGATGGAATGGTTAGAAAAACATGGCATTCCATTTCCCGTAAATCTGGTACCAGGTAAAAGATTCAAAAAAGATTTTGCAAATGAAAATTCACTATTGATTGATGATACTGCACAAAACATCGACCAATGGCGTAAAGAAGGTGGTATTGGTATACTTCACTCAGATGCAATTACCACCATCGGTATTTTGAAAATGTATACTTGACATTGGATAAATACTATTATATAATGAGTAGTTCGTGGACAAGTTGTTTAATATTCCGTTTATACACCGTTAATAAGGAGAAGTATTATGAGTTTTGCTAATCTCAAACGCCAATCTGGCAACCTCGATAAACTATCAAAAGCAATCGAGGATCTCAATAAAAGTTCTGAAGGTTCCAACGACAAGGTAGACAA